GGGGCATCAAAACATTTATGTTGAACCATAAGTTCGCACATGACTTTGAAGATGTCTTGATGAAAGGACAAGGTAAAATCATTAGGGCATAATTGTTTGTTTATTTTTGTAAAAGAAGTGCTATCCAATAGCAAGCCGCCAATAATAGCTTTTTCACTTTCAATAGATTGTATCACTCGCATTTTAACATCCTTATTGTTGTTGAATAGGTATAATCTATACTTGTTTTATACTTGTTTTATACTTGTTCCGGCTGGCTTAAAGGTATTTCAAAGATATGCCAGACTAACCCATTAGGCATATGAACCGTGGTGTAAAACCGCATCTTTTCCATGTTCTCTATTTTATGACCTGTACCGTAAATTCTAAAATGCCGTTCCTCTAATTCTTCTCCGTCACACAATGCTACCCAAAAACAAATGTTATCGCCTTGATTGTTGATTTCGCAGATGTGAGAATTTTTAGGAAGGTTTACAGTGATTACACCGTCTTGTATGGGCAAAAAATACTTGTATATGACATTCATTGGTGACATTAATATATCCTTATATTAGAGTAACGTTGGATCAAAAAACCAAAGGATAAATCATAGATGAAAATAAAACTACTAGCAGCAATTTTGAGTTTGGGTTCCGGTGCAGCATTTTGCGGTGGCTTGCTGTTCGATGTGCAGTCATCAGGGGAAGCAATTAATGTGCCAATTACTTTGTGTTTGGATGGAAAAGCGCAAATGTCTTGCCAAAACTATACGGCTACAGGGTTGGATTTATACATCAAGACACGAACAACCAATCACACCAATTTCCCGAACGCAGGAATAAGGCTAAACACTACAGGCTATAAGGTTTCAGATTGCACGCCCATTACAAATAGTTATTGCATATTTAATGCAAATAGCTATAGTCCGGTGCATATAGGTTTGAAATAAAGTAAGCCCNCATCTTGAGCGTACCTAATAGAGCTAAACAGCGTTAGGATTTACAGAGGCTTTGAGGGCTTAGGGTTACTTAGCGGTGTGTCCTCGCAAGGTTCACCGCAAAAGTAGGCATATGATACTGGAATTTGAAACCCTTGTGCAAAGGCAAATGCTTTTTTTTGGGCAATTTCTAAATCAGACATCTTTCGACCGCATTCATTATGACAATCAGGGCTTGCGCAATAGGTTCTATCTTTATAGCTCATTTACCACACCTTAAACATTTATCGTATCGCTGAACGTAAATTGGCTTCCCATTGGATAGAAAGCCGTAGAAGTCTCTTTTTTCTTCACGATTATGGCCTGTGACAAAACAAATCACACGTGTGAAATATTTTTTCACGAGAACCTCACAGTGCTGTTTTTCCAGAAGAACCCGGAGCAGACAGCACCACGCACCTCTTTACCCTGTGGGTTTATGGCAACAAAACTAGTGCTGTAAAAATCACTATCAGCACAACTAAACCAAGAATAACCGTTAGTTCTAATGTCGGTAAATCCCATAGCATCTAAGGCTCTCCGTGCGTCATTTGAATTACTGCAACCCGTTAACAGGATTGCAAGAATCGTGCCAAGTATCATTTTTAGCATGTTTAAATCCTTTTAATCACCACAAATCATCGTTTTAAGTTTCTCTTTCATATAACCAAGATTATGTTGCCCCTCAAGTAAAGGTTTCATCATCAAATACCAGTCTCCAATTTGATAACAAATGTGATCGATTTGAAGATAGGTAAATTTCATTGGTTCTTTATGAAGAGTTTGACGCAATCGAGAATCAAGCTCATTCATTAACTGCTCTGTAGTTGCTTCACTTAGATTCATCGTTTACCCCGTAGTAAATGCTACTTATACGTTTTTGCATCATTTCTAAAAGCTGTTGCATTTCGTCTTTAGCTTCTTCCACTACATCATGAGGACTATTAAGATGCATGATTAAACGCCCCGTTATCTCACCCAATAACAAGGCTGTGCGCTGTCCAACATCAACTAATTCTTTTACATCTACTTCGTTCATACTTCGATCCAATCATCCGCTTTAAAATCCGCAAAGGTAGGATTGAAAGAAAACTGTGACATCTTATGTAATACCAGCCCATCGGTTGGGTCTAGGAAAATATAAAACTCTGGTTTCCAATCACTCATCCAAGCGCGTGTACCTTTTTGCAAATCTGGGATGATTTCGCAAAAGGTCTTTGACGCTTCGGCACCTTCGACCATCCAACCATCAGACACCATAATGTCTTCGGTATATAAATAATGCTCTAACACTGGTTGATAAGAATGTACTTTTCCATCTTCCATCACAAAGTACAGGCCATCACGCCAGTCATTCCGGGTTACTTTCTTTCCTGCTTTTAGCAAATCCATTGCTTCGCAAAAATTCATTTTGGTCTAACTCCTTTAGTAAATTAGTTGCAGCGGTGCTAATCCACATGAGCGTGGCATTGTTTTGTTGATCCGTGCCATAAAACAATGATTCTTTTGCAATCATCTTCACGAACTCTACAAGTGTGTCATAGCGTTGAAACTTCCTAGGCGCACACCCAACGTGATCAAGCCACTTGAGCATACGCTTATCTAGTTCTTTGCAATTCTCACACTGCTTTGTCATCTTCTTCACCAAACATTTCTTCAATGATTAACTCAAGCTGTTCTTTTCTGCGCTTAACCAAGTCAAGGTCGTCAATCGCATCAATCATCTTGTGAAAATCAATAGGGTATTCACTCGCTAACTCTTGAATCTTTTGTTCACCTTCGGCAATCTGAGATTCAATTTTACATACTTCAAGCTCGGCTTTCTTCTTCATCTCTCTGGCGCGTAACGGTGCCATAGCTTCCTTGATTTTATCCTTGCAAAGAATCAATACGTCTTTGTATTTTAATAGAGCCATTTTATTTCCTTAATAATAATAGTTTTTTCTTTGATGATTTAGCCACATATTCCTTTGCCATTTCTTGACCTAAAATGTTGGCCATTTCTGTTCCTGCATAATTGCGTAACGCAGCTTGGTATTGCTGAATACTTTGCTGTTGTTGAGCCAAGCCCATGCTTCCCATTTGCATATGCAAGCAGTTATAAGACGCGCATTGGTTACAATACATTCATGACCTCCTTATCCCAATATCAACATGGCCCCAAAACTAAGTAGGCAACCTTCCCACCAATCTAAATGCACGTGATGGCTAAGAACCACCACGAAACAAGTTACTCCAATTGCTTTTAACGCTCTCATATTGTGCAATAATCCTACATGAACGGGATATCATCATCAGTAAACGGTGGTGGTGTATCGCCATTCGGTACACCGTTTGCCCCTTGTTCGCCTTTCGATAGGTAATCTTCAACTTTGTTTTTGTCTGGGTACTTAGAACCTAACGGCTTGCCTTTTAACTTATCTTGAGGGATTTCGCTACCCGGTTCGACATTTATTTTTACCTTAACGGTTCTATTAATTGCCACTTGGGAACAAAGTTTACCTTCCGCATATTCTTTTTGAATCTCCGCGGACTCCGCGAAGTGTACGACCTTCCACATCATTTGTTTGGTGAACACTAAAAAGTCACGCACATCGTGGGTCTTTCCGTTCTCATCGTACACGGTCACGGTCATATCCATCATAGGATTGCCGGAACTTGCAGATGTTGTATCTTGAGACGCAGTAATCACCGCGTCATAAATACCTTCCTTCATTAACTGGAACCTTTCGGCCATTGCTTCCTGCTCGCTCATTACATCATAATGGAACATTGTTACTCTCCCTGTTGGTTTTTAGTTAAATCAAGCATTTGTCGCATGGTCTGAATCAATTCAGCATCCACTCGGGCAAGCCTTATAAGATTGCGGGCAAGTTCCCGCAATTCTCTTATATTCATTTCCTCAACTTTAATATCAAAGTCGATGACTGGTATATTTTTAAAAGAAGCCATCATTCCCCCTGAATTTTTGATTTCAGGTGGTCGATACATTTTTGTATTGAATCCTTTTGCATATCTTCCCAGCTTTCGGAACTGGCTTTATCCAACCACTTTTGATACATCTCTTCGGGAACCTTAAGCAAGTCGATTAATCGTGTAATCTCTTTTACTTGCTCAGGCTCGGCTAGTTCTTGCGCCACGGCTTCACGTTCAATTACTGCGCGGCCGTAACGCTCTGCAATCTCTTCGTATGAGAATGGGAACGTGTCGCTGTCTTGGAATGTCTCAAACCGTGACTTCTTCACAAGACCCACTCGGTGCGTTCCGCGCTTTTGAATTTCAAATACGAGATCGAAAAGGTAATCTAGTTTCTTGTAACAATCAAACGTTTGCCCTAAAACCGCCAAATTCTGCCCGTACTCGTTCTTAGAGTGCGAGGTGATGATAACGTTCATGTCGAGTCTGAATAGCAGGTTAAGCAATTGCTTCATGCGTTTATTGGCTTCTCCGTAATGACGGCCAAAGTCTGTACCTACCTTGCGTTCGGCTTTTTCAAGCAAATCGTTATAAGCCAGTGTTAGCGAGTCAAGAATCAAAGTCTTATAGTCATGCTTTGTTGTTAATAATTCCCTTACCTCGTTAATCATCTCGTCAAAGTCCACGGTCATAAGCACTGCCCCGTCTGACTTCTCGATTAATTTAACGTACTGGGGTTTGTTCGTTGAACCCTCAGTGTCAATGATGTAGGGCTTGGGGAACTGAATCGCAGCATACGTTTTGCCGACTCCGGCAGANCCATAAAACAATGCTTTNAGTCTGCATTCTTTCACANTTGGTTTCTTTGCTTTTAAAGCCATTTTTAAATCTCCAACTTAGTTACATTAATTATGTCCACTTAAGGACTTAGATAAACCCGCTATACACACCCCTACGACACAGGCATCAAAAACCGGGGTGTGTCGTAGGTACGTGCATAAAGTGTGTATCTATGATTTAGCTGCTTCTTTCACCATTAATGCATTGCATTACCATGTAGAAAGCATCAAGCATTCCTTGGTCTTCGCCTCGCTCAAGACCTGTTCGCCATGTTTCACCAATGTCTGTAAACGTTTCATAGTCATTGGGGTGCGCTTCAACAATATCTTCCCAGTGGTCAATTCGATGTTGTAGCCATACACGTACCCGTTCCAAAGTAGTTCTTTCCACGTCTTTTTCCTCTTAAAATTTAATCGCTCTTCTGTTGTAATCTGATCGCGCATGAAATAATTCATTTAACCCTCTCCACTTTCTAGTAAGTCGATGTGTCCGATTGCTGCCAAGGATGCTTCCCCGGCAGAATCAAAGTACTCGTCTGATTCCCTGATTACTGGCGTACCCATCCAAAAATGGTGATCGCCTCCTTTATCCAGAATTTTGTAGTAGTAATACTTTGTGTCTGGGTAATCATCATCGGGGTACGCCCAAATCTCATAGTCGTAATGACTGTAACGTTCTTCCCGAACTAGCGACTCCATCGGAAATCCCCGTGCTCCATATCTTGCTCTTGATGGTAGCCCGCGTTATTCATCTCGTTACAGTGCAAATCGTGGCACGCTTCATCGAGTACGTTTTGTAATGCTTCACCGTAGTAAGCAAGAAGGTTACGTGTCGTTACTTGTGCGAAGTTAGCGCGTGTTTTAGGGTTAGAGTCTTGGAGCATGGCAAGCATGGCACAAAGAAAGTCACTATTGATTGATTGGTCTTCGCCATAACATGCCCACTCTATTTCACGATCAATTGACTCGATGTATAGGCGTACAAGTTCTAGCTGATAGGGTGAAGAAAGCTTTTCGAGGTTAAGCTCGTATTGGTCGCCTATGAATTCTCCATAGCTTGCAACCAGTTCTTGAGCATAATTTTCAAGAGTTCTTTGGTGTGACAATGGCGTTACTCCTGTAACAAACCCCTTTATGTCAAACGGGTCATCAATCCATGATGATTGCTTTTGTGCGTTAGAATACGCTAAACTTAATGCGTTCATATAATTCACCTTTGATAAGTATTTGTTTGAACACCGAGGTTATAGGGTACGAACCTATGGCCTCAGCCCTTTACTTCTATACTATTACTTCATGTTCTTCGACTGCGAACTTGTCTTTGTCTCTACCAAAACTTTCCATCATGTCTTCCGCATCTTTACGCTTTGCGTAGACTCCTTCAAATGATTCATTGTGAATATTGAAGAGTAAAAATACTTTTTGTTTCTGACTTCTTTCTACTTCTATTCCTGCATGTAATCCCTTGATGTACCACTCAAAACCAAGGTCATACATCTTATGTTTCATTTCGTTGTCTTCGTAGAATTTAAATATATGGTCTACTTGTGACGTCAATTTTTCTTCTATTTTAATGATTAATTCTTTCATTGTAAACCTATTTACGTAAATAATTATTTAATTAATCTTGGTCATTATTATCGTTGTTTGCTTCTTTGCGTTCGG